CAAACCAATTAAGGAATAGGCCTTGATCAAAACATCGGGATTGGCGTGACGGCAAGTCTCAACGCAGTCATCTCCCATCGCCATACAAAAATGATCTCCCCTGTTTGTTTTTAGGAGACCATCTGAGACGCGCGACGAGATATGACGAATCTTTGAATTGCCATCAGCCGTCTTTCGACTGCCAGACTTCACAACGCCGGGATGTCCCAGCTCGAAAATCTTGCCGTCGGATGTGACGAGAGGAGCCGCGGCCATGCAATAGTCGCAGTTCCTCATCATGTTTTCCCAGGCCGTGCCACGGCACTGGGTTTGTTCGATATCCACCTCTGTCTCTGCGTCGATAAGATCGAGTGAAACACTCCAATCAAATCGCTTTACGTCTGTGGACACGAGGGGATCGATTTTGGAGCCCTCTTGAGCATTGTCCCAAAGGGTACGAATACCATCCTGGGTCAAACTCATTCCGGGCTTGGCGGGGATCTTGGCGTAATTGAGCACATCGGCATCAATCACGTCTTGATAAAGAACAGCCATAGCAACTGATACCGTTGCTGAAACTGACACAATAAGACGCATCCTGTTTTCGTTCATTTTACTAGACGAATGCGGTTCTTGTTTGACAAAAACACGGCAAAGGTCAAAAAGCCTAGCCGCTACGTGTTCAGGCCCGCTCATTTGGCGGACCTTGGAGTGTGGGGTGTCACGCCACAACTCCAGCATATCTACAACTGAAATTACAAATTCTGGATAGTTTTCAAACACAAGATCCCTGTTGCTGGTATAATCCATGCACCAGGGGTATCCGGGTGACCCCGTCCAGTTCATCTGGGAACCGGACAGGAATCTCTCTACGCGCGCGACCAGCACTTCCTTGGTGGGCGCAGCATTGAACGGAGCTGTAGGGTACTCCGAAGCGATTTCGCTTATAAAATTTTGTCGCTAACTATCGCTGGAATTAAAGAAAGATTCCAGAGAGCCATGTGCGACGGAAAAGCCCGATTGGAGAATCAGACTTCGTTCTTCAGCTTCGGCGGATCGCCAAGGCTGGTGGTAGTCGAGGACTGCTGCAAGAATGCGGCTGCTACTGCTTGCGCAATCTTTGCAACCATCGCATCTTCCGCAGAAGCCTTCGACGCAGGGGGGGCAATGGACGTCGCCTTCCTCGCCGCGGCAAGCGCCATCCTGCGATCCTTGGCCTCCTTCAACGCTTGCGCGTGTTTGATGTTGGCCTGTTTGGTCGCCTCCTTGGCTGCTCGCTGAATCTCCAACTGCATTTGTTGTTGGGTAACCAGCTGCTCGCCTAAGAGCTTTGATGATGGCGGCTTCTCTTGTGATGGGAGTAAATCCGCGGACGGGTCGGGCATGTCCGACCATCTTGAGACCGGAGCCGTTTGTGTGGATAACATCGGGCTCGGTCCATTGGATGTCACAACGATTGTAGACGCGGGCGCGATTTGCGGCGGCGTCGTAATTTTCGATGTAACTGGTGTATTGTGTTCGCCCCCCACCGCGGGGGCCTTGGGAAAAACCTGCGCGGGGTGGACTGTGAAGTCCTTGGTGGTCTCGGCGGAAAAGCTGGAATCGTCTCCGACTCCACGTTGCGCGCCCAGGTCATATTTGCCATGGGCGCGCTCCTCAGCGTCTTCCTGACGACGGCGAAAATAATCATCTTCGTCGTCCTCACTCCAGCCGATGTGGTACTGGTCACGGTCCTGATCGTAAGAATCGTCAGTGTCGTAATCACCACGGCCAACCAAGTTGGACTCAAGAATGGCCATGCGCTCCTTATAAGCCTTCGACTTTTCGGACCACATGGTTTCGGGGACAAATACTGGCATCGGGGGCGGGCCGGCTAACCAGCCAACTCCCGTCCCGACGTTGTACTTGCCCTCTTCGTTGCGGCCGTAGTGAACTCCGACCACAACCCATTTGTTTTTGCGCCTCTGCAGGTACGGCGATCCCGAATAAGAAAAATCCGTGAAACCGTCGTATCGGAGGCCATTAATGACCCCTGCAAGAGGTGTGAGGGTGCCACTGCTGCGCATCCAACCTTCTGGGTGCCAGCCATAGATGA